TTACGCGGCTTTGGTGTCTAACCCTGAGCCAAGGTTAGACATTTCCCACTGCACAAGCTTGTCGATTGCAGCCTCTGCGAGGCGCGCCTGATTGGCGGCAGCGACGTAGCGGGCGACCTCATCATCCTTGCTGTGGCCACTGACCGCTTTCATGCTCGCGTTCGGCGTTTCCAGCTCCGCCATGCGCCGCATCGTCGCCTTACGCAGGCCGTGCGCGGTGCATTGCGGCAGCCCGGCGCGGTCGCACATGTCGCGCATCCAGTTGCCGAAACCCTTCACGCTGAACGGCTTGCCCCATTCCGTGACGAGGAAGCAGAGCGCGTCGCTCGCCGGCATCGCATCGATTGCCATCTTCAGGGGCGGCGCGATCGGCAGCACCAGCCTCTTGCCCGTCTTCGTCTGCAAGATGTGGAACTTGTCGCCCTTGATGTGCTGGCGACCGAGGTGGATCGAATCAACCTTGCGCTGGTCGGTCCAGAGCATGATCTCCATGGCGAGCCGCTGTTTGGTGCCCAGCTTCCAGTAGGCGCGATACTTCGCGATGTCCTGTTCGGTCCACGAATAGAAGCCCTGTGAACGCTCCGACGGCGCCACCTTCACCAGTGCAACGTGCTTCATGGGTGATTTGTTGATCAGCTGCGCGGCCTCGGCGAAGTCGAACAGGCGCACCATCTCCTTCCGGAGCTTCTTGGCCGCTTCGATGCCGCCAATCTTCTTGCCGCGATCGTCGATCGACTGTTTGCGCCGGTCTGCGATCAGCGCGTCGATGTGTTCGAACCCCAGCCCGGCCACCGGCCAGTGTTCCCGCCCGGCAAAAAGCCCGCGGTCGAGGACGGCGCGTACCTTGCTCTGGGTCGTCTCAGTAGGGCCGAGGCGTTCCGGGGTCATGAAGTAGCGGTGCCGCAGCTCGCCCAGCGTGCCAGGCGTGACGCGGGTCGCGCGTGCTTCCTCGGCCGCGCGCTGGGGCGCTTCCGGATCCATGAAGCGGGCGTATTCAGCCATCCATTCGGGGGTTCCGAAGGTCTGCTCGAAATGCCCTGACGGGAAGCCCTTGCGGCGGAAGCGATAGCGCCACTTACCGTGCCGGTCTTTGTACCTGGTCACGTATTCCGGCAGGAACCGGTTGCTCTTGTTATGCCGCGTCATTCTTCAACAAGCTGTCCCAAGGGTTGACGGGCTTCTCCGCGCTCGGCGAATCGCCCTCGCCTAATGTGACGACGATTCTGCGGTTAACCAAATCCAGTTCGATGCGGGCGCGCTCGTAGCCTCCCGCCTTCACTGCCTTGACTGCGCGCTCGACGTCCGCCTGGCTAATTCTTGCTGGTGCTGTCACCGGAACCTCCCTTTGCGAGGGCGCGGATAGCGCTGGCGATAATATTTGCCTCGTTGCGACGGGCATGCGTGACGGTCCAGCCCGATAGTGCGGAATGAACCAGTCGACTTGCTCTTTCATCCGCCAGCAAGGCGGCCTCCTCCAGCGCGGTTGTGCGGGCCTGGCTTGCGGCCCCGCTTGTTATCTTGGCGGTGCCGGATTGCAGGGCGGCGATGCGCAGACGATCGCTCGACATTTGCGCAGCCGCCTGCCGCAAGAGGTCATAGGCCACGTCACCGAGTTCGCCTTGCAAGGGTTTTTCGCTAGCGAGGTCTGCGATAGTGCTGATCCGCTCAATGAGGGCCGTGCGGCGCTTGTCTTGCGCCTCCACCACATCCGCCTTCTCTGCGGCCGGTGTGAACTGAAGATGGTCACACGGGTCCATCGCGAATCCGGCGTAGTCCTTGTAGCCCGTGTCGTCGCATAGGTTGCATTTGCGAATAGGGCGGTCAGCCATTACGCACCTCCGGGTATCCGTCGTGCTGGACGCCATCGAGCAGGCGGCCGGCACGTTTCTTTCCGATGCGGGAGACGGTGTCGTCGTCGACCTCGTCCTGCCAGCCTTTCGAGAATGGTGAGCCCCAGTGGTCGCCTTCCCAATCTCGGTATTCGTATCGGCTGATTTCCGGGTTATCGGGGATCGTCCAACCATCGACTGCGCCAACCTGAGGTGCCCACTCGCCCCACTGCTTGAACAGGAACGGGACGCACGCTGCCGCGCACTGGTCACGCAAGCTGCGAGCCCAGTCCGGGTGCATCGGCCGGGCCCGTGGCCCGCTCTCTCCGCCGACGATCACCCAGTCCAAGGTACGAACCTCGCAGGTCACCGCAGCCGGCTCACCGTCTTGTGCATACGGACCATGATCACTCACGATCTGAACAGCTCGGTTCCACGGGCACTGCTCCCGGAGCGGTATATCGGTTCTGCTGCAACGGTTGCCGTGTCCTTCGCCGTCATCACAGCCTTGGCAGGTCTTATCCGGGTTCAGCCATGGCTCGATGTTCACCTCGCCCAGCAGCGGCTCCATGGACAGGAACCGGTAGCGAGGGCCATTCGTCTCCAGCAGCTTCGAGATATCGCGGTCCGCCTCGAGCTGATTGACGATCGTCGCGCCAAGCCAGACGTTGTCGGGCATCCCGCCTGCGGCCTGGGCCATCTTGGCGACGTTCCCGATGCGCTTGGTGACCAGCAGCCAGTCGAGGTGCGGGGTCTCGCGGATCAGCTGGAACAGCTCGGTGCGCCACTCGGCGGGAACCTCGTTGTCGAACACGTCGGCCAGCGAAGCGCAGAACACGCGGTAGCGGATGCCGGCGGCCTGGGCCTTGCGGTTCCAGGCGCGCGGGTGCTTCCACGTAGATGCAGCAGTGTGGCGGCGAGGTTTACCCGGTCCCCACTCGACGCCAAGGCGGACTTGCGCCAGATCCGACGCATAGCAGTTGTCGCATCCGGGCCCGACCTTCGTGCAGCCGATCCACGGATTGAAGGTGTGGTGCGTCCACTCGATAACGCTGTTTTCAGCCATTACGCTTCTCCGCGTCGATGTTGCCCCGGTGCACGTCGAAGCTGACGGCGACGATCCAGGGATTGTCCTGCCAGCGTGTGCCTTCAACCGTGTGGAGGCTGTTCCACAGTGTGGCATAGCTGCGCGTCGCCGGGGTGTGGGGATCGGTCATATTGAACCCGGAGCCGCCGCTATAGTCGCGCCAAGCCTGCCCGCCGATGCAGGCAAATCCTTCGATTCCCTCGGCCTTTGCATCGGCCTCGCTGCACTCCTGGAGACGTTGCACTCGCACGTCGGTGACTGCCAGCCAAATGCGCGAGGTCGAGCGGGGCGCGTGAATCGCAGGCACCCATGGGCCCGCAAAGGTCAGATCATCATCGCACGTTGCGAAGTTCTTTCGATCGCGCTTGCCTCTTCCATAGAGCGACAGGTCGCCCCCACCACCGGCGTCCGGCTCGTTGGGCACGTTCTCGGCGCCTTCATCCTCCCAGTCGACGGTCGCACGATACTGGAACTGGTCCAGGCCGCATTTCCGCTCGATAGCCCGGCACGTCTCCCTCACATACAGCCGGTCGCCAGACTGGAACGCGGGGCGCAGCCAGTAATGGGCACCGTCTTTCCCTATCGGCCATTCCCGTAACGCTCGAGGGGGAGACTGCTCCAGCTCGCTCCAGCGCCAAAGCCCAGAGGGCACCCATTGATGCAGGGCATTGAACATGGCTGGCTGTTCGCAGAAGGTTGCCCATTCCGGAGGCTGGTTCTTGAGCAAGCGCCGCGTCTGTGTCTTCCGCCCCGCGAGAAGAGCGCGCACCATCGGAGCGGAAAAAATAATACCCTTGTCGGTCATGCGGCCCTCACCTTGCTCTTGCGCTGGAACTCGCCGAACGTCAGGGCTTCGTTGACGTCGCTGATGGCCAGCCATTTGCGATAGCGGGCCTTCGCTGCCGTCGTCGCGACGACATCCATCTGGTAGCCCGCGTACGAAACGATCCACCGCCGGTGCTTATCGCCTATGGCCTTGAGGTGAGCGGCCAGCGCGGCTCGCCCCTCATGGGTGACCGAGAAATATTCCCCCTCGTTCGTTGCGCCCTCACTCTGCCAATGCGGCGATGAGGCCATGTCACGACGGAGATCGGTGTCGCCGATAACATAGAAGTAGTTCCGGTATGTTTCCGCTCCAGGATCGACCGGGCGGCCAAGCGCGTGGTCGATGCGATCCATAGGTTTGTCTTCGAGATAGCGGTTGACCTGCGTCATGCCGAAGCTCCTTTTGCCTTCTGCTCGCGCTGAATGTTGGCCTCGGCCCTGATCCGGTTGAGCGTACGATAGTGGTCGGCTTTCACGAGGAAGCCGTGGGTGAAGAGGAAAGAGGCGCAGGCTTCAGCGCGCTCTTCTGCCGTCTGGTTCGTCCAGTCGGTCGCTCGATCGAGAAGGCTCATGCTGCCACCATTGAGACAGCTTCCTCGATGCGGCGGCAGGCGGTGTCGAAATGAGCGGGGTTCCGCTCGATGCCCACGAACCGCTTGCCAGCGCGAAGCGCTGCGACGCCGGTGCTGCCCGTTCCCATGAAAGGATCGCAGATGCTGGCGCCGGAGACGTTCCGGATGATCTTGCTCATTACCGCATCGGGCTTGACCGTCGGGTGGCCGTGGATCTTGGACGGCATCGAGCCCGCCTCGATCCAGCGATGCATGTCATGATGCTGGCCGACAGGATGGCAGCCCTCTTTCCAGGCATGGATGTAGGGCTCGGTGTCGGCGAGATAGTGCTTGTTTCGGTGCGGCGCCGGGTTCGGCTTGAGCCAGAAGTTCACGACGTAGCGTGGAAACAGTCCGGCGATGTATGGCAGCAGTTCGTGCAGCTGATCGTTGTGGCAGAACACGACGACACCACCGCAGAGCAGCGGATTGATGATCGAATGGTCAAAGCCCTGATCAAGCCCTTCAGCAACGATCTGGTCGCTGGCGCCACGTGCCTTGCGGTACGCGCCACCGCCCGAGTTATCGAACTTGTACTGCGGGTCCATCACGTCCTCGTCGAACCAACCCAGCGTCGGCCTGATCTCGTAGGCATCGCCGAGGTAGAGGGTCGCTGCTCCGATTGTTTCGATGCGCGTCACGAGCCGACTAGCTCCCGGAACAGAATGGGCTGCTCGGTGCCGTCGCCATAGACAGCGTCTAGCCAGACATCCGCGCGCGGCTCGTCGCCCGACCATTTGTCAGGAAAGGTCCGCGTGGCGATCAGCTCGCGGATGCGTGCTTCCTCCTGAGGGTTGATGAGATCGACTCGTGCGCGGTGCTGGATGTCGAGGATGCGCTCCAGCGCTTCGGAGCGCGCTTCGAGGGTCAACGGCCCCATGCGCTGCGGGTTCTTCGCAATCTCTCCACTCTTGAGCCGCTCCACGCCCCGCTTGCGCAGGCGCTGCGTCGGCTCGCGCATCCAGCGATAGAGCGGCTTGAGGTCGAGCAACGGCGTGAGGTGCGACCAGGCAGGCATGGCGACGATTGTTTCCAGGGCCGTATCGCGCTGAGCCAACGGGCAGCCGATGCAGCCGGTGCGGGCGTTGATCTCGGTGGCATCGTCGCCGCCGTAGGCATCCGCAAGGATCTGGGTCGGCCATCCGCCAAATTCAGGCATCGGCGCATAAATCTTGAGCCAGTCCCAAATCCAGCATACGCGCCAGTGCAGCAGCGGCGCCAGCGTAGCCAGCCTGCCCTTGATGCCCTTCGCATCCGGCAGCACCTGCTGATACCAGCCCTGCCCGCACTCTGCGCCGTCCTTTGAGCACGACATGGCAATACGCCCGTCGCGGATCGCGCTTTCTCCCTGGCGCACGCCGGTGAGCATCAGCGCCTTGCCTGGCACGTCCTGCAAGGCCTCTTCCAGCGCGGCCGCCATCGGCTCCACCTTGATCTGCCGGGTGCACCAGCGGAGGGTGTTGTTGTTCGGCGGCGGAACGCCCCGGCCGAGGATGTAGACCATGAACCGCTTGTCGAGCGGCGCGCGCACGGTGACGACGCGAATCCAGTTGCGAGTGCGGAGCTTCGCCATGATCTGCTCGGCGGCCATCTGGATCGGCGGCAGCTCCTGCCGGGTATCGGCGTAGAACACCCACAAGCATTCCGGCTGTGGCAGCAACCCCGCGTCGATGAAGTGGACGAGCATGGTCAGCAGTGTGGTGCTGTCCTTCCCGGCCGACCATGCAACGGCGAAATGCTGATGCTCTGACCAGTAGGAGCGCAGAGACTGGAGAGTCAGTTCGACGCCCTCAGTCTGCACGGCATGAACGTTTAGGGGGCTCATGCTCCGATCCTCATCAGGCGGTCGATCACTTCCCGCGCACGGCTTGCGCCGAATTCCCAGTAGAAGGCGCTCTTAGTGTCGCGGCGGTAGTGGCAAGCAGCAGGCTCTGCGCCGTGGAGGCACTCTGCGATGACTGCGTCGCGGCCTTCCTGCATCATCCGCAGACGGGAGAACTTCACGGCCATCAGGCGGCTGCCCTAAGCTTGCAGAAGCGATCACGGCAGGTGTTAGCTTCCTTGCTGTCGACCTTCCGATCGCACTGGTCGCACCAGGCGTAACCAGTGAAAGTGCGTCCCCCCGAAGGGGCGAACGTCTGAGGGCTCGGTGTCGGCGCAGGCGGGGCTGGTGAGGAGGCTGCCGTCTCGGCCGCCTCGGATTTGATGATTGGCGCATCGGCGGCAGCGCGCTGCCAAGCCTCGTGAAGGACCGTCTCTGACCCGCTGGTGCCGTTCAGGTTCTGCTCGACGCGGGCGCGGCTGATCTCGCGGCGCCAGTCTGCCTGGCTACGGATCGCTATCATGGTTACAAACTTTTCGAGCCGTGGCTCAGGGAAGCCGTGCTGGCGCAGTTGCTCATTGAAGCAAACGAGTGCGATGCCGGGAAAAATCGTGCCGGCATATTGCAGTACCTGACCAGCATAGGCTTGCCCGAGTACGCGAAGCGCAACGCTGGTGACCGTCTCGCCGTACCTGCGCCAGGCGTTCTCGATCCCGGCGATGTTCGACACCATGCCTGGCTTCCAGGAAGTCGGGTTGGCGTGCGGCGCGACCGACAGGCCTGCATCTTCCATCGCGGATATGATGGCGCAGGCTTCCTTGTCGCCGCTGGCGATCGCCGCCTTGAAGATGTCTAGCTTGGTCAGCGGCTTCCGCTGCTGGTTGAGCGCGACAAAGTTCGCCGCCTCATCTGCCACGCTCTCGTAGGTGAGCACGACGCACGGAAGCTGATCAATGTCGCCGCGCACACGAGCGGCTTCTAGGCGGTGCTGCCCGTCGATCACGAAGTATACGGGCCCGATCATCCCTTGCCGACGGGCGACCACGAGCGGCAGGCAGAGATCCCAGTTCCAGCGCTGGGCGATGCGCCGGATCAGCGTCTGGCTGTCTCCCCCCGCGGCTGAACGCTGATAGCTAGGGTCGATACGCAAATCCGACGGGCGCAGGAACTGCATGACGGGCATGTTGCCCAGCGGCTTGTTAAGCTTCAGCTTTGCGGTGGGTTTTTGTGCCATCGGTGGGAACCTCTTTCGGGGCTTTCATCGGGCCTGCGGCATGGCCAGCAGCGGCGACGGGGCAGTGGTAGGAAAAAGAACTTGGTTCAGGCTGGCGGGATCAGAGGCCGATCCATTGTCCGGAGCCGGTCAGCATCGCGGCGACCAAAGCGCCCGCGATGGCTACCAGGAGCCGCAGTCGGGACTTTGCGCGGTTCTGCTCTGCCGGCGACGATGCTCCCATCGGGCGGAGCGGGCCGAATACGCGGCGGCGTTCTGCATCGTTCATGGCAGCGCGATCCACAGGAGCCAGAACAAGGCACACAGCAGCGGCGTGGCGCATGCCAGATCGGTGAGATCGCGGCGAACCGCCAACGGGGCGGAATTCCAAAGTTGCTTCCACTGACTGAGCGCCTCGCGAGTGTTGACGTGCTCTGCCCGCGCAAGTTCATCTTCGCCGATGAAGTAGGCGCGCAGGTGTGCGGGATCCTCATGTTTCATGCGGCTTTCCTTTCGGGGCTTGCGGCGGCGGGCGGCGCGCAGGACGCCAGCGTCAGCGGCACGTCCAGGGCGCGAGCCAGTCGGCAGAGGTTGCGGGCGCGGGTGATCTTCTCCGGTGTCGTCGCTTTCGACAGCGCGGCATCCCGCGCCTTGGACAGGGTCGGTCCCCAGACGTTGGGTCCGCAGATGTCGCTGGCGAGCATCATGCGGGCGTCGTCTTCGTCGATCAGGTGATCGTGCACGGCAGGTTTTCCGCCGCCGGGGTAATGCACGATCGCGCGGCGCGCCTCGGCAAGGGGGAATGCCAATTCCGGAACCTCTGCCCGCGAGAGCAGCGCAATCGACTGCCATGGCGCGATAAGCGCGTCGGCATGAGCCTGAGAAAGCTGCCCCAGCGTGACCTTGCGATCGGCGCTGGCGACGCGCAGCCGGTATTCCTCGGCTGCGATCATCGGGATCGAGAGCTGCTGGTCCGACATCGGCCTTCCCTCCCTACGCTTCGCCGCGCAGGCTGATGCCGACGCGAAGAACGTACCCGGTGCGATCCTTCCGCGACACGAAGCCGCGGTCGGCGAGCGAAAGGGCGAAGCGCGTCTGCGACCAGCGGCCCGGATCGCACTGCGGCATCCCGGTCGACACTCCCCATTCGATGAAGTCGCGGTACAGCTGCGAAGATCGAGTTGCCGCCATTCGATCGGAGACGTCGCAGCGCTGGGCCAGCCAGTCGTCAACAGGGTGTGTGTTAGCGCGGACCGGCGCAATGCCGAATGCCGCCGGGCAGGCCTCGCGGAAACGAGCTTCTGCGGCCTCGGCCTGTGCGGTGGCGTTACGCAGACGTTCCTGCGCGGCCAGGAGATCTTCACCGGCGCGGCGCCGATGCTCCTGCGCGGCCTTCACTTCCTCGGCCAGCAGGACAAGACGGGCGATATCCGCAGAGACGTTGCCGCCGGTGGCGTCGTGGGGGGCGAGAGCGACGCTCACCGGCGGCGGCCCTTGGAGCGACCCGAGGGCTTGGGAGGGGAAACGGGAGTCGCCTGTTCGGTCGCGCGCAGCGACTGCAGGCGGACGGTGCGGTTGCCGCTGGCGATCTCGTGGGGATAGCGGCGCGACTTGATCGCTACGAGGACGAGGTCCTCGGGCTTGTGTGCGAGGATGCGGACCTTCTCGACGATGTCGTTACCCTCGGCATCGACGTCGTCCATGTAGGCGAAGGACCCGCTGTGCGGGAAATCTGCGGCAGCTTGAAGCATGAAAACCTCCAGCAGGCGGGGATGCCTGTTGGAGGTCTTAATCTGTCATTCTTTGATGACAGTCAACGGGTCATGTCATTTTTTTGTGACGGCTTAGAAAAACACGATCTCTCGCCACGGAATCACTCGGTGGACGTGAGCGACCTCCGACGCGGGAATCGTGAATGTCACCGGAGGGTTCCGTTGCTCTAACTCGATGAATTTCGAGGTCTTGCGCACGAGTTTCTTGAGGAGAGCGGTTGCGATCCGACCTTCCCCGTCGTCGTCACGGCGGATAAGCTGAACCACGACGAATTCGCCAGGGCGAGGTTGGCGACGGGGATCGACGTAAGCTGGGTCGCCATCTTCGTACTTGTCCGCCATCGAGTCGCCGATCACCGTGATCGCGTAGACATCGAGCCGACCGGCGAGCGAAGAAGGGCGTCGCACATAATCTACAACGTTCTCGAAATCGAGGTCCATGCGTTCCACAAAAGTAATCTTACCGTCTTCCTCAACTTCGAAGTCGCTCCCCTGCGCAGTCCCGACTAAAGGAATGTCGCGAGGCTCGTCTCTGCGCTGAAATGGAAGTCCAGCTTTCGATGCGCCATCGTCTGTTGGCACATTTTGTCGACCGCCTTCAAGGTCGTAGAATTGCGCGGGCGTCAAACCTGCGGCGATAATTACTTTTTCCAGCAGGTCGCTACGCGGCTTTTTGCCCTTCTTGACGCTCTGGAAGAAGTTTCGATTTACGTCGGCACGAGAAAGCCAAGCGTTCTCGGTAAGCCCCTCGGGCTTAATCGACATGAGGAGAGTGTATAGGCGCGGAGCGTCTTCTTGCATGTCATCTTTATGGCACAACGATACATCCACGTCGCGTTCACGAAAAAATGACACTCCCGCTTGCGTGTCACTCAAAGATGAAATACCACACGATGCATGTCGCTCCTCGAAGATCATGAACTCCTCGCCAAGGTAGAGGCTTTTCTCGTCGATTCAGGCATGGCGCCGACGCGCTTTGGCCGGGATGTCATGGGCGAAGCCTCCCTCGTCACCCGTCTTCGTGACGGGCGCAGCTTGTCATTGCGCAATGCCAATAAGGTGATGAGGTTCATTGAATCGTGGTCCCCTGGATGTGAGGCGATAAATGCCGCATCGCAACGCGCTGGGTCCACTGGACAATCCGGTGAAAAGTCCAGCGGAGTGGCCGCATGATCGCCCCGGCAGTCCTCGCGCGGTTGCAGCGCGGCGTCAGCGCATCGATCTCGATCTCCGGCGGCTGCGATGGCGCCGCCGCGACCGTCGAGAAGAGCCGGACGCTGACGAACAACTGGGATAACGAGAACCATCCCGACCTTCCCCGGATCGAATATGCCTTCGCGTTGGACGCAGTTGCTGTCGCGCAGGGGCATCGGCCGCCGATCCTTTCTGCCATGGCGGCCGATCTGGGCCATGTGTGCATCCGCCTGCCCAAGGTCGTGGTCGGCGAGGACGAACTGGCAGCGGCGCTGATCGATGCCAGTGCCGAATTTGGCGATATCTCCACCGAGATTCGCGAGGCGACGAAGGACCGCAAGGTCTGCGAACGCGACCAGGCACGCATCACCCTGCAGATCGACGAGGCTCTTGCCTCGCTCGGTCGTCTTCGCGCGGTGGTCAACGCATGCGGGAAGGATGCGTGATGATGCCGGGCCGGATCAGCCAGCAGAGTGCGCATTACCGCATCCCGGCGCTGACGACATACGTTGATGCGCGCGAGCTGGAGCGCAAATTTCACTCCGCCCGGCCGGGTGAGCGCGTGACCTATGCGCTCGGCCCCGCGGTGAGCCTCAATGCAGCAACCGCGGCGCTGGTTCGCAACTGGCACGATCAGGGGCTGTGCCTCCTGCTGCGGGAACGCGAGGAAGGCGGACGCGGATTCCGGTACTTCGTGCAGAAGCGCGCCCGTGAAACGGCGCAGCGGCGGGAAATCGCCGTCGATCCGATTGCCGGAAGGCCGGAAGCCAAGCTGCTGCAGGTGCTTATCGCTATCGCTGGGCGTGGCGGCGTGTTGCCCAGCCTCGATATCCTGGCCGACCGTGCCGACCTGCCGAGCCGCAATGCCGCCGATTACCGCCTGCGCCTCCTGGTCAAAGGCGGCTTCGTGCGCATCCACCGGGAAAGCGAGCATCGCTACGTTGAAATCCTGAATTCGGAGGTCGCCCAGTGACGGCTTCCGTCCGGCGCCAGCCCGAACCGCTGGTCCCATTCTGACCTTCCGGCAGTCGCCGGTCTCAATTGCAGTCTGAAATGATGAGGTGAACATGGCTACGAAACGTGGTCCGAAGACGCGCGTCCAGGCTTCAGTCCTGCGCAGTGCCCTGAAGGACGTTCTGGAAATCGTCGAGGCGCGCAGCACTATCCCGGTGCTGTCGCATGTCGTGATCGAGGTCGCCGATCAGCAGCTGACCGTTATGGGCAGCGACCTCGATCACTGGGCAACCCGCAACTGCGCAACCGCAGACCGGGACGGGCCCGACAGCCGGGAGTGGCTGGCGAGCCTCAAGCCGTTCTCTGTGTGCCTTCCCGCCAAGAAACTGGCGAGCGTGCTGGCCGCGCTGGACGGTGATGCCATGGTTAGGATCGAGGCGCCCGCAGCCTGGTCGGCCGAATGGGCTGGACAGGTCGTCGTCTCTGCCGGGGCGGCCCGCTTCAAGCTGAACGCGATGCCGGTCACCGAATTTCCGATGCCGCTGGCCATGGACAGCGATGGCGGGTTCGAGATGCCTTGCACCCAGTTGGGCGATGCTCTCGCCGCAGTCCGGCACGCGATGTCGGCCGACGAGACCCGGTATTACCTTCGCGGCGTCTATATGCATCCGCTCGATCTGGATTTGCGCATGGCGACTACGGACGGGCATCGCCTTGCCCGCCTGAGGATGGATGGCCCGGTGGGTTCGACCAGCTTTCCCGCTGTGATCGTTGCCTCGAAGACGGTGGCGGTGCTCGGCAGGCTGCTCGACAATGCCGACAAGTCGGCGAAAGGCAGCGAGGGGGCGCCGCCGACCGTACAGGTCGAGGGCAATTCCGAGGGTTCGCGCTTGCGCTTCACGATGCCGACCGAAGGCGACGGCGAAGTTACGGTGATCGCGAAGACGATCGACGGCGAGTTTCCCGATTACGCACGCGTGATCCCATCCGACCCGACCTATCGGGCGACCGTTTCGCGCTCGGCGCTGGCCGCTGTCGTGAAGCGCGTTGCCGTTTTGGCGGAAGGTGAGAGCCGGATCGTAAAGTTCGCGTTCGGCGAAGATCGTCTGGCCGTGTCGGCGCGATCAATCGATGTGGGCGAGGCGACCGAGGATCTGGCCTGCGAATACCGGGGGCGGGTCTTTGAGGTAGGATTCAACAGCAGGTATCTGCTCGCCGCCCTGGGCGCGGTCGCCGGCGACACTGTAGCTTTGCAATGCGACGGAGAGGGCGACGCTCCCGTGCGCATTTCCGGGTGGGAGGACAACGACGAGGTCGGGTCTCTCCTGCAAGTCTTGATGCCGACGCGCGTCTGATGTCGGCACATTCCGACCTGGGGCCGCAGGGGCCAACGCGCATGGAAGTCTGCCTGCTGGCTTCGGAAATCGTGCGCATGGCTTCGCTGGCGCGCGAGCTCTGCGGCCTAGGCCCCGGCCTGGACGTGGCGCGCGCCGTCAGGACGCTGCGCAAGGCGCACGATCTTCTGGATCAGATGATCTCCGATCATGAGGCGAACGATGCCGACGGTCGATGAGAGGAAGGCCGAGGTTCGCCGGCGACTGACGATCGGCGCCGTGATCGAGCGGCATGTGAAGCTGACGGGGTCGGCATCCAGCGACCGGCGGCGCGGCAAGTGCGAGTTCCACGGTAGCACGTCGCTCAGCTTCTCGGTGAAAGGCGCGCACTCCGGCGACGGATATGGGCATTGCTTCGGCTGTGGCTGGCACGGGGACATGTTCACGTTCCTGATGGACCTGAAGGGCTGGCCTTTCATGGAGGCGTTGGCCGAGCTGGAGCGCCTGGCCGGGATCAGCGACACCGGGGGCAGCGATCACGCCGCGCGCGGAACCGTGCTCCGGCAAAAGGCGGACAAGCCCAGTCGCCCCCGGTGCGAACGCGAGCCGGTCGAGCCGATCGACATGGGCCGGTGGATATGGAAGCACGCCGCGCGCGACGATCGCGCTGTGCGCCGGTATTTCATGGGGCGTGGCGTACCGCTTGCTCAGTTAGGCGCGGAGCGCCTCGCCAATTTTCGCTACATGTCGGATTGTCCGTGCGTCAGCTGGCCCCAGGGCACCGACCCGCGCAAGGTGCTTCACGCGCCCGCCGTCATCGCCCTGGTCTGTGTGCCCACCGTAATGGGGGCCGTTCCCCTGCTCGAATGGGTGCCGGTAGGGGTCCATGTGACGTACCTCAATCCGGAAGGCGCGGGTACGATGAAGCGGCGCGCTCCATGGGCTCCGGCCGATTCTGCCGATCCGTGGCTGCCAAAGCGCCGGATGCTGGGGCCAGTCGGGCGCGGGTGCGTGGTTCTGGGCCAGTACCGCCCCGACGCCCGGCTATGGATCGGCGAAGGCAACGAGACCGTGTTCTCTGGCATGGCCCTTGGCGCCGCCGATGCTGCTGACGTCGGTATTGCCACGCTGAGCTTGGACAACCTGCAAGGCGGGATCGCAAAGTGGCGAGGCAATGTCTGGCCTCTGTTCAACATCAAGCCCGACCCGGAGCGCCCGTGCTTTCTGGTGCCGGGCCATCGCGGGCCGGTGACCGGCCTTATCGATGCGGACATGAAACCGCTGCGAGGGGTGCTCAATCCCCGCACCGGCCTGCGCAGCGGCGAAAGCGTGGTCGAGCACCGCGGCGGGCCGATCGTCCGCCGCGACATCACCGGGGCCGAGCGCGCCGACATCTGCGCCCAGCTGTTCGTCAAAGGGTGGCGGGCGACCGGATGCGAGGCCGAAGCCGTTCGCGCGCGCATCGGCCAAGATTTCAACGATGCAATTCAAGAGGGCATCCAGTGACAGACGACCGTCTGCGCGGCCTTGTCCGCGCCATTCAGGCCTACAACTCCGAGATTGCCGACGCGATGGAGGGGCGGCGCGGTGTTTACGAGCAGGCCTCCGCCATGGGTTACGATCGCAAGACGATCCGCAACCTGGTGCGCCGCCTCGGCATGAATCCTGCCGATCGCGATGCGGCCGACGATCTGCTGTCGCAGTACGAGGCCGACATGGGCGTGACCGGGCAGGCGACCGCTCATGCAGATGCGGGCCCGGTGGCCAAGCGCGAGAAGTTCGTGGCGCCGCCGAACGCCTCCAGCGAGCAGCAGCTGCGCGCGATCATCAGCCGTATCCTCGAATTGCGGGCGGACCGCGTCGAGGTGACGGCGACGATCCGTGTCGAGCTGAAGAAAGCGAAGGCCGCCGGGTTCGACCCGCGCAAGATCGCCGAGGCCTGCCTGTGGCTGGAGAAGTGCGACAAGCACGGCCGGGACCTGATGCTGGCCAGCGAAGAGCTGTTCCAGATCTACCGAGACATCGGCGACGGGCCGCAACCCGCGCCCAAGATCGAGGGCGACAGCAAGCTGGTCGCCATGTTCGCCGGTCCATCAACCGCCGAAAACGGGGCGAAACCGGCTTCGCAGAAACTTCGCCAGGTCAACGATGCCCTGGCGGCGGCGCAAATCAGCCGCATGATGAGGGGGAACTGAGGTGAGTTCAAACAATGACGGGCCGATGGTTCCGGTGCCCGTAGACGATCCCCTGCGCCTCGCTTGGTTCGAGTGCAACGATTACGGCAATGGCCGCCGCCTGGAGGCTATCGCCAAGGGCAGGCTGAAATGGGTGGACGACAAGGCCTGGGTCGCATGGGATGAAAAGCGCTGGTCCGAGCGTGAAGGTCCGCACCGCGCCCGGCAGCTCGCGCACGAGGTTGCAATGCATCTGCATGACGAGGCGGCTGCGCTGGGCGAACTGATCGGCGATCCGAAGGCGCCGGACGGGGATGCCCTGCGTGAGCGCTTCGGCGATTGGTGTACGCCGGCACGGGCACTCGACAGGCTGACGCAGTTGCATCGCCATGCGATCAAGTCCGGCAATGCCAATGCCACGACCAACATGCTGCTTCAGGCGCGAGACCTTGTGAGCATGCGTGCCTGGTCCGAAGACTTCGATCGAGATCCGCTGACGTATAACGTGTTGAACGGCACGATTCGGTTCCGCCAGAACGACAGCGGGCGCTGGATCGTGAAATGGCAACAGGGGCACGAACCGCGTGATATGCTGATGCAGATCGCCAACGTGGAATACGATCCAAAGGCCACCTGCCCCCAGTGGACGGAGCGCCTTGAGTTCGTGCAGCCGAATCCGGCTGTGCGTGCCGTGTTCCCGCGCATGTACGGGCAGACCTTGACCGGCCTGACCGATTGCGAGGAATTCTACGTCCACAAGGGCCGCGGCGGTGACGGCAAGACGAAAACGCACGAGATCATCTGCGATCTGCACGGCGACTATTACCGTCATAGCCCGGTGAAGACGTTCCTTCAGGCCAGTTTCCAGAAATCGGGCAGTGAGCATCGCTCCGACCTTGTCCGCCTTTCCGGCGATATCCGCTTCGTGCTCTGTGACGAACCGCCGCCTCGGGTGACCTGGGACGGCGAGACGATCAAGCAGGTGACCGGCGGCGGCACCCTGACGGCGCGCGGCTCGGGCGAAAAGACGGAACTGACCTTCAAGCCCCGGTGGAAGCTGTTCGTCGAGGTCAACCCGCTGCCGTCCATGCCGAGCGACGACAAGGGTTTCCGGCGACGCTTCCGCCTGATCCTGTGGGACGTCGACATCCGCCTGACGCCTGCCGGGTTCGAACCGCCTGCTCAGCTGCGCGAACGCCTGCTGCGTGAAAAGAGCGGCATCCTCAACTGGATGATCACCGGGTGCCTCGAATGGCTCGGCGATAGGCGCGTGCCGATGCCGGATGTGGAGGCCGAGGCGCTGACCGACTTCTGGGCGCAGGCGAGCCCGCTGGGCGAATGGATCGATGCGCGGTGCGACCTGACCGACCGCGATGCGGTGACGCCCTCGAAGGTGCTTCTCGATGACTTCAAGGCCTGGATGGAGCGAAACGACTTCGATGAGGAGCAGCGCAAGAAATGGAACGCGACGAAGTTCGGCCGCGATCTCACTCAGCGGCAGATCATCGGCACGAAGGACCGGCGCGGCAACAAGGTTAGGCGCGGCATCAAGTTCCGCGAGGAAGACCCGTTCGCGGCCGGTGGGGCTATGAGCCCTGCCGATAGGCCAAACGGTGGGTCGGCGGAGCCGACCGCGAATTTCGGCGCTGATCAGGCCGTGGCTCGTGGCAGTGCAGATGACTTCCTGGGCTACGACGACGGCGAAGATCTGCTCGGGGACGACTGAGATGCGGGCGATGACGGACTGTGTGACGGACTGTGACGGATGGTTTGCCTTTAACCGTCCGTCATTGCGGGGTGCGGGGCCATTTGGCAGAATGGGTGTGTGGCGCTTCGGCAACACTGCCGCACCGCGCCGGACGGTAGGGACGGAATGTTACCGGATTGTTCGTGGCAGCTACCGTCCGTCGCTCGACTCGGCAGAAATGTGCGGTTTCTGCAAAATGACGGATGGTGACGGACGGTTGCCATAGGATGTGATGCCCATGCGCCCCCACGCGCGCATGCTCTTCGGACCTATGCACTCATTTACCGTCCGTCACTCTCTCAATTCAGATTTCAGGTTCAAAGTAAGATGGGGAAAACTATGACCTTGGTGACGTGGCAGGATGCAGAGGACACGCTCACGGCCGCCTTGGAGTACCTGGGCGCGATGCCGGATCGAGAGCGCGCCTACCTCGCTGCCGGGCAGCGCACGGCGTGGCCTGCCATCGTGCGCGATGTGCAGTCGGACTATGCCGATGCCGAGATCAGCCCCTCGCCGCAGCTGACGCGGCGGTGCGCCAATCTCGTGGAGCGCATGCTGACCGGCGAGCGCCCGCTTGCGAACATCATCCCCGAGGGACACCGGCCTCTCGTTGGCCGTGTGATCGTGATGAAGCGCTGGCCTGGTGCGGACGGGTTCGGATGGGATCGCGTGTACCGGGCGCTCGATGGCCAGCTGTTCAACCTCGCGCGTCGCAGCGTGTTGCCGACCTCCAGCGATGGCATGCGCAAGGCCTATGAGCGGGCGATAGGGCGGCTTGCCGTGGCAATGGAGCGCGCGGCTGAGGCGCTTTGAACAAGGTCAGCGCTCGCGACTCGTGGTCTATCCTATGTTCAAGTGTCAAGACTCCTAGATTTTGAACACGAAAATAAAGGGTGTCCGTTTGAACAGGATCGTGGGGTAAGCCTTGGGCACGCTGGTTGTGATGGGCCAGCGGCATCGACCTCTCCCAATCGGACTGGCGGGCGGCTGTGGCTTCGGCTTCAGCCGCCCGTCTTTGTTTGAGGACTTCTATGGGCCGCCTCAAGTCAATGCCTTCGCGGCTAGGCGCTCTGCCTCCGCGTGTGGCGGCGATGCCCAAGGTCGCTGATAGCTTCTACCAGTCGCCGGAGTGGGCTGCTGCACGTCGCGCGCAACCGAACAAGTGGTGCGCGGTCTGCGGCTCTACCAAGCGGCTGATCCTCGACCACAAGCAGGAGCGGAAGGACGGCGGTGCCGACCTCGATCCTGCGAACCTCGAATGGCTTTGCCAGCCTCACCACAACGCCAAGACGGCGCGGGAACGGGCGAAGCGGGCGCGTGGAGGCAAGCTCTAACTAGGCCCGAGTATCGGCCAAGGCGGCCAACAGCAGAGGCGGTCCTGTGGGAGCAAGTGGCTCTCCACCGACCCGAGTGAGGTTCCGCCCCAGCACCGCTCTGCTCGGGTCGCCCCTGGGGGGTGGTCGAAAGTTCGAGGGTCCGGCCACCTCTGGACCGCATCTCGTCCCATTCGGAGATTTTTTTCGTGGCGGATCAAGTTTCAGGCAAGGATGGGCGCCCCCGTTGGCTGCCGTTCGACCTGCTCGGCGATCCGGTGCCAGCCAACAAGAACATGAAGGGGCGGCCGCAACACGCGCCAACCGCAGAAAACCTTGAGAAATTGGTGCTCCTGTTCGGCATGAACCGGAGCGAGGCCGAGTGCGCCGCAGCCATCGGGCTGTCGGTCCCGGCCATGAGGAAGCATTATTTTTCGAGCCCCGAACTTCAGCGGGCGAAGCGCCATGCCGACATGATGCTGGAAGGCGAGCTGCTTCAGCGGCTCAACCAGCAGTCCCTCGCCGGCAAGACGTCCGCGACGGAAAAGCTGCTTAAGCGCCTGGACAAGTCGCGGCTCGGTCCGACGCCCACGGCGAAGCCCAAGGCAGCGAAGCGCAAGGGCGTGAAGGAAGAACGCCGCGATGCCGCATGGGACGCGGGGCGCCAAGACGATGGATGGGGGCCGCTGCTCCATGGTGACGGCGGCAAGGCGCTGCCGAACTGACGATGGACGTCTGGAATTTCGCCTGCCCGGACTGGAAAGACAGGCTGCGCAAAGGCCGTAGCCTCGTTCCCGACCTGCCGCTTAACCGGCCGGTCGCGAGCCGTGCCGTGCAGATCTTCAACAAGTTGCGCCTGCCCGATGTTGGCGGTCAGCCCGAGCTGCGCACCGCCGCCGGGGACTGGCAGCGCGACACGGTTGCGGCGCTGTTCGGCTCGCTGATGCCGGACGGCCGTCGCCGGGTTCGCAAGATATTCGAGCTGGTGCCGAAGAAGAATTCGAAGACGACGAAGGCCGGAGCGGTCGGCGTCACGGCCCTGCTGATGGATGACGAGCCGCGCCAGCCCTACTACCTGCTCGGCCCGACGCAGGAAATCGCACAGCGCGGTTTCAGCCAAGCCGAGGGTATGATCTTAGCGGATCCTGTCCTGCGGGAACGGTTCCACATCAAGGCTCACGTGAAGACGATCGTCGATCGGGTCACCGAATCGACGCTCAAGGTTCAGACTTTCGATGAGAAGGTGGCCACCGGCGGCATCCCGAAGGGTGCGATCGTCGACGAGGTCCACATCCTCGGCAAGGTCCACTACGCGAGCCGCGTTCTAGGTCAGATTTGGGGCGGCATGATCACCCGGCCCGGCGCGTTCCTTTACATGATCACGACCCAGTCGGACGAGCAGCCGGCCGGGGTGTTCAAGGAAGAGCTACAGCTGGCGCGGGCGATCCGCGACGGCAAGGTTACCGGAGAAGCGGCGACGACGCTGCCGATCCTTTACGAGTTTCCCGAAGAGTTTCAGGGCGACCCGAAGCAGCCCTGGAAAGACCCGGCATGCTGGCCAATGGTACTTCCAAATCTGGGCAAGTCGGTCCAGCTCGACCTGCTACGGCCCCAGTTCTTTGAGGCCGTAGAAAAGGGTTCTGGCGAACTGGCCCGCTGGGCTTCGCAGCACCTCAACATCGAAATCGGCCTGGGGATGCACTCCGCCCGCTGGCGCGGCGCCGATCACTGGCTCAAGCGGGCCGAGAAGACGCTGAGCCTCGACGATCTGCTGGCGCGCTGCGACGTCGCAGTATGCGGGCTCGATGGCGGCGGTCTGGACGACCTTTTCGGCCTCTGTGTGCTCGGCCGAGAACGCGGGACCGGGCATTGGCTCGCCTGGTGCCGGGCTTGGGTCCAGCGCGAGGTGGTCGAGACCGTCGACGGCGAAGGCCCGCTCCGCAAGGACATCGCGCCGCGCCTGCTCGACTTCGTGAAGGAAAAGACGCTGACGCTTTGCGACAGCGCAACGCAGGACATTGAGGAAGCGGCGGCGATCGTCGCCCAGGTGAAGGCCAGCGGGTTGCTACCGGACAAGGGCGCAGTCGGTATCGACCCGCTCGCCGTGGGCGGTCTGATAGACCAGCTGATAGGCGAAGGGCTCACCGAAGAGCAGCTCGTCGCCATCGGGCAAGGATTCAAGCTTTCGTCAGCGGTGTGGAGTGCGGAGCGCAAGTTGCGCGACGGAACGATGCGCCATGACGGTTCGGACATGATGGCCTGGTGCGTGGGGAACGCGAAGGCCGAACAGCGAGGAAACGCGGTGTACATCACCAAGGAAGCGGCAGGGAAGGCGAAGATTGACCCGCTTTGCGCGCTGTACAACGCGGTGAAGCTCATGGAGCGCAACCCTATCGCCGGTAATGGCGGTGTGTCGGTTGACGACTGGATCGCAGGAATGCGTGTAGCATGACCGGATACAAGCTTTCTGCTGCTGCTGCGGCGGCCGAAGCCGGCTACAGCCGCACGGCGCGCGCTGCGAAAAGCACCTGGACGCCCGAGGGCGGCCGCGCGTCGTTCCACGATCAGGACAATTTCACGACCAACCGCGTGACCGTGGCGGACTTTGCCGACCGCGTCGCGTGTAACAATCCTCTAGGGCTCTCCGCGACCTATGCCTGCGTCAACCTGATCGCAGGCACCATTGCGAGCCTGTCAGCTACGGTGTTCAGCCGCGATGCCGATGGCATTCGCCGGGAGGCGACGAAGCACCCTCTCTACTGGATCTTGAAGCTCGATCCGAACTTCGACGATAGCGACTACGAATTCTGGGAGTTCCTTGCCGCATCGATCGAACTCCAAGGCAACGCCTACGCCGAGAAGATCCGGAACGGGGCAGGCCATATCACCGCTTTGATTCCGGCATCGCCGATCGGCATGGATGTCCGTCGCCTCAAGAGCGGCGCGCTCGAATATGCGTGGGTCGAAGATGGTGAGCGCAAGGTGCGCTCGCAGGACCAGATGCTCCATATCCGCGGCTTCGGCGGCAACCGGAAGAAGGGCGGATCGACCCTATCGATGTGTGCGGGCGCCTTCCAGTCGGCCATCTCTACCGATGCCACGGCGGGGCGCATGTTCAGCAACAGCGTCGTTACCAGCGGCGTGCTGACCGCAGAGGACAAGCTGACCGGGCCGCAACGCGCCGAGATGGAGGAGCTGCTCCAAACCAAGTTCATGGGCGCGGTCAATGCTGGCCGCCCGATGCTGCTGGACGGTGGCCTGAAATGGCAGGCGCTCTCGGTCTCGCCGGAAGACGCCCAGCTGCTCGATAGCCGCAAGTTCGGCGGCGAGGAAATCTGCCGGATTTTCGGGGTGCCGCCTGCCATGGTCGGATATGGCGACAAGTCCTCGAACTGGGGGACCGGCAAGGAAGCCGATGTCCTCGGCTTCATCAAGTTCACCCTCCGCAAGCGCCTCCGCCGCATGGAGCGCGCGATGATGAAGCAGCTGCTGAGCCGGGCCGAGCGCCAGGCTGGCATGACGATCGAGTTCAACCTCGAAGGGCTACTGCGCGGTGACAGCGCCGGCCGGGCGGCCTTCTACCAGATCATGGTCCGCCTGGGCCTGATGACTCGCAATGAGGCGCGTGCCCTTGAGAATTGGGCGCCGATCCCCGGCGGCGATGTCGCGATGGTCCAAATGCAAGACGTGCCGCTCGAAACGGCGATTGAGAATGCGAAGGAAGCCTCCGATGCAGCTTAAGCACAGCGCGCTCAAAGTGCGCGACTTCGACCTGTCGGTGAAGGCCGAGGACATTTCCGACGACGGCCTGTTCACCGGCTATGGGTCGGTGGCCAATGTGGTCGACAGCTACAATGAGATCGTCGCGCCGGGCGCGTTCAAGAAGAGCCTCGCCGAACTGAAGCTGAAAAACCGCAAAGTCCCCGTACTGTGGCAGCACCGCTCGTCCGAACCGATCGGCGTGTATGATGAGCTGGTCGAAGACGAGGCGGGCCTTCGCGTGAAGGGTCGGTTGCTCGTAGATCACGTTGCCCAGGCGAAGGAAGCGCATGCCCTGATGCGCGCGGGCGCGGTCACCGGTCTGTCCATCGGCTATTGGGTTCGGCAATCGTCCTACGATGAGAAAACTGGCGTTCGGACACTGCTAGAGGTCGACCTGATCGAGGTCAGCCTCGTAACTTTCCCCGCGAACGACGATGCGCGCATCGACGCGGTCAAATTCAAGCTCGCTCACGGTGAGCTTCCCACTCTTCCTGAATTCGAGCGGCTCCTGCGCGAGGCAGGCTTTTCGAAGACGAAGGCCGCGGTCGTTGCCGCGCATGGCCTTCCCCATCTGCTCCGGAGCGAGTCCGGCGGATCTCCCGAAACCAGCGGCGCCGACTTCCTCGCTGCCATGCTGGGTAACTGAACCACTGGCAGGACTGTCCTGCCGATCCAAGGACTATGCACATGAAGAAGATGATGCTCCTCGGGGCAGCCTCGGCCATGCTCGCCGTGGGCCCCATGACCGCGCGCGAGATCAAAGCCGGCCGTTACCTGCGCGGGCCGGAAGATCATCCGAACCCGCCCAAGACTGCTGCCCAGATGGCTGCCGAGGTGAAGGCGGATTTCGAGCGCAAGCACGACGCGGTCAAGGAAATCGCCGAGAAGGCCTTGGCCGAGGCCAAGAATGGCAACACGCTCGCGACCAGCCTCAAGGAAACCGCCGACGAGCTGCTGACGACCATGAACGAGTCGAAGGCTCGCCTGGACGATCTGGAGCAGAAGTTGGCGCGCGAGAACCACCGCGGCGAAGACGGCCTCACCGCCGGTGAGCGCTTCACCGCCGACGAGGGCTTCAAGTCCTTTGCAGGACAGACCCGTCCGCGCGGTCGTCACATCGTCGAGGTGAAGGACATTACCTCGCTGACGACCGATGCGCCCGGCAGCGTCGGCGCGCTGGTGCAGCCCACCCGAGCTTCCCCCGTACTGCTCCCACAGCGCCGCATGACGATCCGCGCGCTGCTCGCTCCGGGCACTACGGACAGCAACTCGATCGAGTACGAACGGGAGAAGCTGTTTACCAACAACGCGGATGTCGTCGCCGAAGGGGCTGCGAAGCCGCAGTCGGAAATCCAGTTCGAGGATGCGACCGCTTCCGTCCGTACGATCGCTCACTGGATGCGCGCATCGGTGCAGATCCTGGCCGACGTGCCGGCTCTGCGCTCGATGATCGACAACCGACTGCGCTACGGTCTGGCTTTCAAGGAAGAAACCCAGATCCTCAACGGTTCCGGCACCGGGCAGAGCCTTCCCGGTCTGATCACGAACGCAACGGCTTACGCGGCGCCCGGTGGCCTTGAGGCTGCCAGCCCTGTCGATGTCGTTCGCCTGATGATCTTGCAGGTCGCCCTGTCGGAATATCCGGCCAACGGCATCGTGCTCAACCCGATCGACATGGCGGCGATCGAGATGCTGAAGGACGGTGAGGGGCGCTATCTCATCGGAAACCCGCAGGGCACCGTTGACAAGCGGCTGTGGGGTCTGCCGGTCGTGGAAACCCAGGCGATGGGCGTCGACAAGTCGCTGGTAGGCGCGTTCGACCTCGCGGCGCAGATCTTCGACCGACAGGATGCCACTGTCGAGGTCTCCACCGAAGATGCGGACAACTTCACCAAGAACAAGGTGACGATCCGCGCGGAAGAGCGGCTCGCGCTGGCGATCTATCGCCCGCAGGCGCTCGTGTACGGCGACCTCGGCCGCGTCGCCTGATGAAGTTCGGGCGGGTCCAGGCCCGCCCGTTCCCCTGCAACTCAACCGGAGAAGCACGATGATCAAGGCTATCCTGAAGAAGCCGCTCGACGGTCGGGCCGAAGGCACCATCGTCGAGTACAGCAAGGCCGACTTTGAGATGCTCGAAAAGCTCGGCGCTGTTACCCACGCGCCAGAACCTGCGGACGAGGCTGGATCGACCGAAAAGGCTGTGGAGGTGAAGGCGCAGGAGCCCGCCGCCAACAAGATGCAGCCCGAGGCCTCGAACAAGGCCGCTCCCAAGGCTGCCACGAAGCAGGCCAAGGCCGACTGATCTCGGCGATAGACGGAACCCGCAGATGCTCTTCGAACTGCTCCACGCGTCGTTTCCAGACGGCTATGGCGAGGCGATCCTGCCCTTGGAGGCGTGCAAAGAGCATCTGCGGGCTGACGGCGGCGATGAAGACGACCTGATCGGCGCGCTCCGCGACGCCGCGATCGACTTCGTTGAAAGGTTCTGCGAACTCAAGCTTGGCTCCAATGCCGGCCTGATCTGGCAGGCCGATGGGTTTCCGCCGAGATCTACCGCAGCGCTCCGGCTAAGCCTGGCGCCCGTTACCGCGATTTCGGCGATCAGTTGGCTCAATTCTGATGGTGCCTCGGTCGAAGGCAACGCGTCGGATTACCGGCTGACCACGCGGGGCGATGTGCTTCCGGCGGTTGGCGGTGCATGGCCGAGCACGGTTGCAGGGGGCGTGTCGATCGAGTTTACGGCCGGATACGCGGAGGGCGCGGCACCTCCATCCTTGCTTGCGGCCGTCCGCCTCTTTCTCGGCCATCTCTATAAGAACCGCGAGGCGGTGACCGACCGAGGGACGGAAGGCGAAGTGCCCTTCGGCGTTCGCCAGCTCTGCGCACCGTTTCGCCGGGTACTGATCTGATGGGCATGATCGCCGCGGGCTCACTGGACCGGCGCATTCAGTTCGAGAAGCCGGTGACCACCCGCGATCCGACCTACAACACGTCGAAGACGACTTGGGAGCCGCATGTGAAGGTGTGGGCGCAGGTTCGTGACGTGTTGCCGAGCCGGGCGGAGAGCGTCGACGAGAACGCGTCGATGCAGCAGCGCCCGTCGCGCATTCGCATGCGCTTTCGCGAGGACATCACCGCCGACATGCGGGTGGTCTACCGGGAGCGCGTCATGGAAATCGTTTCGGGCCCGGCCGAGCTGGGCCGCCGTGAAGGCTTGGAACTGATCGTCCAAGAACTCTCGACATGGGGTGAGAAGCCATGAGCCGCAATTTTCCTGTCAAGGGGCTGGCCGATCTCGACGCCTTCCTCTCGGCCCTGCCGCAGCGCATGCAGAAGCAGGCCATCCGCCAGGGGCTCACCGCCGCTGCGGCGCCGGTCCGCGATGAGGCTCGCGCCCGGGCGCCAAAGCAGAGCGGCAAGATGGCGAAGGCGATCAAGACGGGTTCGCCCCGGCAGAATCAGGATGGCACGTTCTCGGTCAGCATTCGCCTTGTCGGCAAAAACGCCTTTCTTGGCCCTTTCTTTGAATTCGGCGTTTCCGCTCACCTCATTGCGCGAACTGGTGCCGGCGAGGGAAAGGTGGCAGTCCGCAAGGCCTCTGAGGGCAAAGGAAAGGTCTCGACCCGTCCCATGAAAATCGGCGATCGCTATGTTTCCGGGATTATCCAGCATCCCGGCTTCGCGGCTCACCCATTCATGCGGCCGGCCCTTGATGCGAAGGCTGATGAAGCTGTCCAGGCATTTGCCACCAAGATACGCGCCTTCCTGGAGGGTAAGACGGGATTCGTCGCGCCGGTTGACGAGGCGGCCTGATGGATGGCGTTGCCGCCCTTGTGCAGGTGCTTGTTGCTGATGGCGACCTTACGTCGCTGGTGCCGGCGGATCGGGTTGCAGCTGGCCCTAGTCCTCTTGGCTTCGCCTTGCCTTGGATCATGCTGGAGAGCGTGAGCAAGAACGACCGCAACATCTTAGCGCCCGGCACCCGCCGCCACGTCCGCGAGCGCGTGCAGGTGACCGTCATGGCGAGTGATTACCCAGAGCGGGCTGCCGTGATGCGGGCTGTGCGCCGCGCGGCGGCCGATCGGGTCGATGTCATTGTCGAAGGGATCGATGCTGTGACCATTCACACCGATTCCGCCGGCCCTGACTTCATGATCGAGGATCCTTCGATCTGGTGCCGGAGCCAGGACTTCCTCGTCACCTATCTGGAGACACGATGATGATCAGCGCAAAAGCGACGCGACGCACGACCTTGAACGGTAAAACCTATGAGAAGGGAGCGCCCGTCTCGATGCCCTTACAGCAGTTCACCGACCTTGAACCGACCAGACGCTTTGAGCGCGCGCCTACGAAGGCGAAATCCGAACCCAAGGTGCCGGACGAGGCCGACTGACAAGATTGCCGATCCCGGCGATGTGATGCCCTACCTCTGGTAGGGCTTTTTTATGGAGCAATGAAATGGCTGTAAGCACCAGCGCCGGGACGAAGTTCTCGGTTTCCGCCGCCGCGCCGGCAACTTACAATGAGGCGGGATATTCCGCCTTGGCCTTCACCGAGGTGGGCGAGGTCAGCGACCTGGGCGACCTGCCCGAGCGCGTCTACGAGGTCGTTTCGTGGCGCAACATTGCCAATCGCGGCGAGAGCAAGGCCAAGGGCGGCTATACCCTTGGCAGCCAGACGATCACCGTCGGCATTGACCCCGACGACGCGGGGCAGGATCTGATCGACACTCTGAGCCGTTCCGACGATCCGGCGTCCATTTCGTTTGAGCATCCCAAGCTGGGCACAATCTACGGCCGCGCGCTGGCGATGGGCGGCACCCGCAATTATGGCGACGTGAACACGATCGCCACCCGTCAGATCACGCTGGAATGGACCATCGTGAGCCAGGATGAAGACGGCATCGTCTACGTTCCCGCCAACTGACGCCACTCAACTGTCCCTGAGCGTCTACCTCGCTTCTGCGGGGTTTTTCATGTCGGCCGGTTATCAGGGTGACCGGCCGGCACCTTCCCTGAAAGGTTAGCCGAATGGCTCTCAAGATCATGAACCACCGCGTCGCCGACGTGTGTGACCTTCCCGTAAAGAACGCTGACGGTTCGCCGTTCCGCGATCCCGATACAGGTAATCCGATCACCGCAACCGTGTTCGGCCCAGGGACGAAAATGTGGCAAGTTGCCGATGCGTCCAAGCGTCGGAAGGCCATCAAGCGCTCGCGCGAGGCGAACGGCAAGTTCGAAGCGGTGCTGGATTTCGAGACCGAAGATACGATCGAATTTCTTTGTGCCGTCACCAAGCGCTTCAACGGCATCGAGATCGAGGGTGTCCATGGCGACCCGGAAACCGTCCGCGCCGTCTACAGCGATCCTCTCTTGGGCTACATCCGCGACCATATGGAGGTTGACACCAAGAACTGGGAAAATTTTATGAGGGCGTCGCAGTCGCTCTTGAACTCTGGGTCCGACAGCTCGCCTGGCTGAACACCGCCCCGCGCGCTGAACATACCGGCAAGGCCAAGCCGCCCGAGCCGATAACTCGCGCTGAAACCTTGAAGACGCAGGGCCGTGAACCGGTCCTGCCCTTCAATCCCGCCCCCTATCTTACCGACTGGCTGCTGGAGATAGGTCCATCTGTTTCCGCAGGGGATTCCGCTGTCGCCCTTGCATTCTCCGAAATGGCGGAGTGGTCGCGTCTAATGGGCGTCGATCTATCACCTTGGGAGGCGCGGACCTTGCGGCGGTTATCCCGTGCATTCGTTAATCAACAGGCGGACGCGCGGAAGCCTGCATGCATCGAACCGATGGTCAAGGTCGATCAGGATCTTGCCCGCAACCGGGTCGAAGCGCAGTTCGCCGCCATGGTGTCCGCTTTTAGCCGCTAAGCGGCGGCTACCGCCTTCTCATCCTTTTCGGCTCGGAGATAGTCCATCAAGCGCGTCCGTTCGCGGTTCTGGCCATCTCGGATCATACCGGAAATCAGGAAGCCGTCGATGAGAAGCCACACGAAACCAATGAGTATGAAATAGCTTAGAATCTGCAAAATCGCCGTTCCAGGGCGACCAAGATAGAAGCGATGGCCACTTACCGGCCACGTGAAAATCCAGAGCAGATAAGCCACGCCCGCGCTCTTGCTGGCGTTCGTTACTCGCTGCTCGATCAGCATCAACTCGCCGGTAGTCAGTTCCGCCATCGGTAATCCCCCTGGTTCGCGCGCATCCGTACGCGGGAACCCTTACGCATTCAATAACAGGAGTCGTTTCGTGGCAGGAGGTATACCAGCGGGGCGCCTTTCAATTGAAATCGTGGCAGAGGTTGCGCGCCTGCAGGCCGACATGGATAAAGTGAAGCGGGCCGTCAAGGACGCTTCGAACGACATCGCGAAGTCAGCAAAGGCAGCAAACGACAACCTCGCGGCAGTAGGTTCGGGCATCGCCAAGGCGGGCAACACATCTAAGCTTGCGGGGCACCACGTCCAGAACCTGGCGTTCCAATTTCAGGATCTTGGCGTCCAGTTGCTGGCGGCCGCGCAAAGCTCGGCCCCCCTGAAAATGGCGTTCACGGCTCTCGTCCAGCAGGGGACCCAGATCAACGGGATCATGTCTCAGGCAGGGATCGGCATCAAAGGCTTGATTGCCGCGACCGCCGGCCTCGTCGCTCCGTTTGTTCCCTTCTTGGCGGTGCTGGCCGCCGCGGCCGGTGGCGTCGCGCTGCTTACTTCGGAGATCAACGAAAATTCCAAGGTAACTGTTACCTGGTCCGACACCCTGCTGGGCGCCTGGGACGCGCTGGCTGCTGCGCTTAAGGGCGAGCTGGCGTCGGCCTTCGACGCATTCGGGATCAAAACCGGTGACGTGTGGTCGACTGTTGTTGATTGGGCGAAGTGGGCTGCGAACCGGCTTATCGGCCTAATGACGTTGGTGCCCCGTACCATTCTAGAGAACTTCAAGCTTATCCCGGCCGGCGTCGCTGACATCTTCCTGAGCGCTGTGAACATGGCGATCGATGCCATTAACAAGCTGCTCTCGTCCGCCGTCAATGGCGTGAACGGTTTCGTCGCCGAGGCAAACCAGATCCTATCCAAGGCGAACCTAACCCTCCCGACGCTGACCGCGCCGCAGATTGCCCGCCTTTCGAATGATTATGCGGGCGCGGCGGCGAAACTGGGCAAGGGCGTCGCGAAGAGCTTGGGCGATACGATCCAGCGCGATTTCATCGGTGAATTGGCCGACAAGATCAGCCCTTTCGCGCAGGCCCGCGCAGTCGCCCGCTTGAAGAAGGATGCGCAGAAGGCGGGGAAGGAAGCTGGGGCTGCTGCTGCGAAGGCCGCCAAGGATGCGTTCGACCTGGACAAGTTCTTGCAGGACGCAACCGGGCGGATGGTGCTGGACGTGGCGGAACAGCTTGCCAAGCGACAGGAGGAGGATTGGGCGGAATTCCAGAAGCAGGTGGGCAATATGTCCCAGGCCCGCTGGGATGAACGCATGCAGGATCTCGCCAGAGAGCAAGAGGCCGTTGCAGCGCTCAACGATCAGTACCGCGACCTGGTCAACACCTTGGGCAACCTTGGCGGCGCTGGCGCGGGCCTTGGCACGCTGTTCGGAATCCTCACAGGCAATACGTCGGCGGTCGGCGGAAAGTTCGGCAATCTGCTCAACATCGGTCTTGGGACCGAGATCGATAGCCAGGGCAATGTACTGTCGAAAACGCTCGGGACCGAGCTGTCCAAGGTATTCAAAAAAAGCGGCGAATTCGGAAAGCTGATGACTTCGCTCGTCCAGAACGCGGGCATGGGTCTGGTCGCGGGCTCCGCCCTGTTCGGCAAGCAGTCTGCGTCCGAACAGGCCGGATCGGCTATCGGTGGTATGCTCGGCGGCAGCAAGTTGGTCGAGGGCGCCTTGTCGAAGGGTCTGGAGAAGCTCTCGGCAGGCCTAGGTCAGTTCGCCGGTCCGCTCGGCTCAGTGCTGGGCGGTGTGCTGGGCAGCGCGCTCGGCGGCGCGTTCACGAAGGTGAAGTGGGGCCGCATCGATTTGTCGGCGGCGGGCGTGTCCGGCACGTCGGGCAACAGCGGCTCGTCGCAGAAGGCGGCGCTTGCCGCCGGCAACAGCATCTACGGCGGCCTCGCGGATCTCGCCTCGCAGTTCGGCGGCACCATCGGCAATTTCGGCAACATCAGCGTCGGCGTCCGGCATGGTGACTACCGCGTCAACGCCGGGGGCACCTCGCTCAAGGTCAAGAAGGGTGCGGTCGACTTCAACGACGACGCCGAGGCGGCAGTGGCCTATGCCATGAAGCTCGCCATCGAGCGCGGCGCGATCAACGGCATCCGCGCCTCCACGAACAACCTGCTGAAGGCCGGGGACGATCTGTCGGCCCAGATCAACAAGGCCCTGAGCTTCGAGAACGTGTTCACCGAGCTGAAGACGTACCTCGATCCGGTCGGCGCCGAGCTGGACACGATCGACAAGGAGTTCGCCAACCTGCGGACCATCTTCGCCGAGGCCGGAGCCACGGCGGCAGAATATGCCCAGCTCGAACAGCTCCTGTCGATCAAGCGGCAAGAGGCCTTGAACAAGGAGACCGACGCCCTCAACGACATCCGTTCGCGCATTGCCGAGGCCCAGGGCGACGAAGCCACCGCGACCGCCATCGCCCGCGCCAAGGAACTCCGGGACGCCACCAGCGACGCGCAGCGCGCGCTGCTCCAGCAGCTCTACGCGATCGAGGACGCGAACGCCGCGCAGGATAAACTCACCCAGGCGCAGGAAGCGGCGGCCACGGCGGCCGAGCAGCTGCGGCAGGCATGGGAATCAGTCAGCGATAGCCTGGTGGACGAAGTGAACCGCATTCGCGGCCTCACCGGCGGCGACGATGCCGTCAGCTTTGCCACGTTGCAGGGCCGGTTCAACGAAGCCGTCCTTGCGGCGCGCGGCGGCGATCAGGAGGCTGCGGCGAAGCTCGCCGACCTCAGCCAGTCCCTGCTCGATGTCGCGGGCAACGTCGCCACGAGCCGCCAGGAGCTGGAGCGGATCAAGGCCGAGACGGCGGCGAGTCTGGAAGGCGTCATCGATGCGACCAAGGGCTACGCGGGCGGCAGCTCGTCCGCTTCGTCCGTATCCGCCACGGCGTCGACGGCGATCGACGCGGCCAGTGCGGCCACGGCGAGCACGTCCGCCTCCGGCGCCAGCACCGACCTTGCCGCCGAGGTGCGCAGCCTGCGCGCCGAAGTGGCTGGGCTTCGGAAGGACAACAACACCGGACAGTCGGCGATCATCAACGGCGTCAACCGTGGTGCTCAGGTGCTGGAAGACGTGAGTGCGGAAGCTGGCGGCCGGGCCTTTGTCGTGTCGGGAGTTGCGAAGTGAAGGTAGTTCTCGACAGCGGCGAAGTTCTGGACCTCGGTGAGACCGAGGCCACGCCGACGATCGGCATCGTCGACTATAGCCGCCGGGTGACCGACGACTATGGCGTGACGACCGTCGTCGAGCGCGGCTTCGTGCGGCGCATGTCCGTGAATCTGGTCGTGCCGTTCGACCAGACGGACGCACTCCAGCGCAACCTTGCCGCCATTCGCGCCAAGCCCGCGCGCTGGATCGCCGATGAGGGCGTGGACTGGCTCGACTTCCGGGGGTTCTACAAGGACTTCGAGGTCAACCTGCCGGTGCCGCCGAAGGCCTATTGCACCCTGACTGTGGAGGCGCTGACCGCGACCGAGGCTTTCGCCGATCCCGGCGGCGATCCCGCGCCGGTCGGCTCGGCCTCGACGTTGCAGCTGCTCCAGCCCGTCACCATCGTGGGCGGCGCGCTGGTGGCGAGCACGGTGCCGGAGAACGACTATCCGGAGTGGGCGGCGGGCACGACATACCCGCTCGGCGCCCGCGTCATCAAGGCGGCGACGCACCGGATCTACGAAAGCGGCGCGATCGGTAATGTCGGAAACGACCCGGCCGGCACGTCCGGCAAGTGGCAGGACATCGGCCCCACGAACCGCTGGGCGATGTTCGACCAGGCGCTTGGTTCGACCACCGAGGCGCCGGGCCAGATCACGGTGTCGGTCGCGCCGGGCGCGGCGAATGCGGTTGCCCTGCTGGACGTGAAGGCGGCGACGGTGCGCGTCGTGACCACCGGCTATGACCGCACGCTTGTCCCCAATGCCAGCGGGACGGTGACGTTCCTCGATCTTCCGGGAACGGATGGGCAGATCACGGCGGTCATCACCGGACCGGACACGGTCGAGGTCGGCACGCTGCTGGTCGGCAAGCTCGTCGGCCTCGGCTCGACCACCGAGGACGCCAAGGCCGGGATCACGGATTTCAGCCGCAAGGAAGCCGACGAGTTCGGCGAAATCCAGATAGTCGAGCGCGCCTGGGCGAAGCGCATGACGCTGCCGGCGAAGATCCGGCGCGATGCCATCGATCTTGTGGCCGGGCGCATCGCTGCGGTGCGCGCAAAGCCCTCGCTGTGGATCGGCAAGGAAGGGATGGAGACCCTCACCGTCTATGGCTTCTTCAAGGACTTCTCCATTGCGGTCGATACGACCATCTGCACGCTCTCCCTGTCGATCGAGGGGCTGAGCACGGCGGGCAAGGTCGAGCCGCTCGCCGCAAGCGTGGACTGGCCCGATGTGGGCGACCCGGCGGGCACAAAGCCCGAGGACAACGCCACCGTGGGCGCACCCGCCGGGACGGATGTCGCCGGAAAGCCTGCCGAGGAAGTGGTGGGGCAGCTGGAAGAGCAGGAGCTGGCGCTCGATCAGCTCGACCTCGACGTTGCTCAGGCCACCATCAACATCGCTGCTGCTCAGGCGACGATCGCCCAGATGCAGACCGAAGCGGTTGCGACGAAGGCTGAGCTGGAAGCGGACATCGCCTCGCTCAATGCCACCGCTGACCAGATCCAGACCGACGCGGCGGGTACGCGCGCGGCGCTGGCGACAGCACAGGCCGACATCCTTGCCGCAGGTGGGCGAATCGACAGCGTGGAGAGCACCCTGGGCGATCAGGGCGCGTCGATCACCAGCCTGTCGCAGACGGTCAGCAACCACACCGGGCGGCTCGCCTCGATCGACACGACGCTCTCAGCGAATGGCGCGTCGATCAACCAGAACGCGCAGGCCATCAGCGCCGTGCAGGGGGATCTGGCGTCGCTGTCGAGCACCGTGGCCACGCAGGGTGCCTCGATCGCCCAGAACGCTCAGGCCATCTCCACGGCGAACCAGAACATCGCCAGCCTCTCGACGACAGTATCCGCCCATACCGCCTCGATTAGTCAAAACGCACAGGCGATAGCTTCTCTCGATACGAATCTCGCGACGTTGACGACGCGTGTCGCGGCAGCCGGAACGAACCTTCTTCCGAACGGCGGCCTTGAGAATGGCTTCAATTCAGGCATCCAAGCGACGGGCGGCTTCGTTTTATCGATATCGCCAGAGTGGGGGCCTTACGCTTACACAACCGCAGATGGCTTCCACTTGTTCGCGTTCGCCAGCCTGATCGGACCGCAGGTCGGAGCCCGGTACACTTTCGCTATCGATGCGCTTGCCTACGGCTCGTCTGATATCGCCTGCGACATGGTGTGCGTGAACCAGAGCGGCAATGAATTGGCCGCCAGCAACCGTACCGTGATGCCAGGGCAATTCAATTTCAGCAATGACGACAATCGGCGGGCGATGTCGGCGTGCACCATCTTGGTTCCCAACGGCACCGCACAGCTGGTGTGCCGTATCTTGGGTACGGTGCGAAATGGTCAGATAATTGGATTCCGTCGCGCTAAGCTCGAAAGCGGCACTCAGTGGTCGCGCTATTCGGCAGAGGCGGGGATTGTTCAGCAATTCCAAGCAATCTCGGGGCTGACGGGCCAGTATGCCTCACTATCGACCACCGTATCGACGCACGATGGATCAATCACCACGCTTCAGCAGTCGATGACCTCTGCCCAAGGCAGTATTTCAAGCCTTGAAAGCCGGGTTACCACGATCAACGCGAACGTGGGACAGAATGCCTCGGCGATCTCCGCCGTCAATCAGAGCGTAGCCAGCCTGAGTACCACCGTGACGTCCCAAGGTGCTGCGATCGCTACCGCGCAGCAGGCGATAACTAACCTCAACAGTTCAACGGCGACGCTAACCACGGTGTTGACCGCCGGTAGCAATCCGAACTTGGTCAAGAATGCGGGATTCGAAACTGGCAACCTACAGAACTGGAGCGCTGCCGGAATGACTTTCGGCGTGGGCGCGTCTGGCGGCTGGGGCGTGGTCGCCGCCGGATACTCTGACATCCCAGACAATAGCTATGCCTTCCTCGATAGCGATGCTTTCCCGGTGTTCGGTAATGCCTGGTACACGGCAACAGCGGACAGCGTCCTGCGGGTCTCTGGCGGCGCGGCCTGGAGCAATGTTCAACTGCTGTTTTTCGACGGCAACGGTGGATTGGTCGGTAATCCGCAAAGCCAATTCCGTAACGCTGACCACGACTTCACCTCAGATGGCAGCAGTCGGAAAGTTCTCTTTGCCTCGGGCGCGACGCCTGGAAGCGCGGTTTCAGCTAAGATACGTCTCGCCACCTACAAGGTCAGCGGCGCTCTAACGGTTGTCGGGTGGCGTCTGGCCAAAGTCGAGCAGGGCCAAATTGCGACGCCGTTTTCGAACGAAGCATCTGTCACGCAGGCATTCCAAGCCCTCTCGTCCCTCAACACCCAATACGCCTCGCTCTCGTCCACCGTCAGCACCCAAGGCGTGACGGTCTCCCAGAACTCGACGGCGATCACCTCTCTCAACAGCAACGTCTCTTCGCTCATGGGTCGGTGGGGCGTGGAGATCGACGTCAACGGGTACGTCAGCGGCGTTACGACGAACAACAACGGCACCCGCGCTGACTTCACCATCCGGGCGGACAAGTTCGCGATCGTCTCGCCGGGCGGCGGTGCCCGCACCGAATACAGCAACGGCAACTGGCGGGTCTACAACGCGGCCGGGGTCCTGAAGGTGCAGCTGGGCGTCAACATCTGATGGCTGAGGGCCTCCGGTTCTACAATGACGATGGATCCATCTACATGGACCTGACGACATACTGCGGCGCCTTCATCGGCTCGTTCTCGACGAACGGAGCAAGCAGTGGGAGCCTTTCGGTTCCCGCCCTAGTCGGAAGGCGGCTGCTCGCGTTCTGCCCGCAGTCCAACCTGCAAGGGCAGGGATATGGCGGGCCGGTCGTGACGCTCAACAGCTCGACCGGCCTGATAAGCTGGAGCCTCACCGGGACGGCTTCGGGGGGCGGCAACAACTACACCGTGTTCTATGGAGGCTATTGATGGCAGCCGGCTTCAGGTGCCTGACCGATGACGGCTATCTGCAGATCACCGACACGCAGATCTATTTCCGCCTGGAAGGCAAGGCATCGCTCGACACCTCCACCTCCGGGTGGGGCCAGTACGGCAACCAGGGTGGATCATTTCGTGATGTGACCTTCACCGGGCCGAGCCTATCCGACGCCCCCATGCTTGCCCTCAGCTCTGCGGCCGGCACCTGGGCGAAGCTGATCGCGAGCAGCGCCGGAAGTCTGACCTATCGCATCACGCGAACCTCGGCCCAGGTCGTCGACATGTACCTGTTCAGCGCGCGGCGCCCGCCTGCCGCTGGCGGGGAGTTCCGGCTCTTCGACGACAGCGGCAACTGCATCGTCAACAATGCCTATCCGATTGCCCGCCCCATCGGCATGCTTTCCCGCGACGGGTATTCAGGGGTGAGCGTTGCCGGTCGGAAATGCGCCCATGTCCCGCTGAAGCAAGAGACGGCGACGTATAACCAGTATCAGAGCAGCGGCCTGGGAAGCTGCACGTTCAACGGCCAGCCTGCCTACCAGATCACCAACACCACGGGATGGATCGAGGGCCAGGTGATCGCGACGAATGGCCAGGTTGCCGGCACGACGCTCCGATCGGTGATTGGCCCCGTTGCCTACCAGTGCATGCAGAGCAATTCGCCGCCGATCGGCTCCAACTTCGCCTCCGTCGAATGGCAGGCAATGATCCTCGATGTCACCGGGATGTGACCTCGGATCCCTTTTCTACGTCCCTCCCTGAAGGAAAAAACATGAACAATATCGTGAAGCTGGTGCAGGCCACCGGCAAAGCCCTGCTGCTGCCTGCCGACGCCATCACCATCGTCCGGACCCTGAAGGACGAGGAGCGCGAGAAATTCCCGCATGGCAAGTCGGGCGTGTGGCTCAACATCGGCGGCCTCACCCAGCACGCGATCGTGCGCGAGACCTTCGGATTCATCCTCACCAAGGCGGGCGGCGCCTCCTCGGAGCGCGTCCAGCTCGCGGGCACCGGGGGCACGAAGATCTCCATGCCCCGCGGCGTGTTCCAGCACGCGATGGAGGCCGAGGAAACGAGCAAGGATGGTAAGGAGGACGCCACCATCGTGACGACCTCGCTCCATGGCCCGAATGGCTCGGTAGCATTCTATGTCAAGGATAGCGCGGAAGAGTTGCTCGACATGCTGAGCGCCGATGCTTCTGACGATGACGGCCGGTACGCCGAGGACGGGGACGGCCCCGAGTTCGGCGTCAGTCTTGAACCTCGCTCCACGCCGGTCCGTCGGCGACGCCGTAAGCGTCCATTAGCTCGTTGAGGGCGGTGCGGGGCTGCTCCAGCAGCGTGAGCTGCGCGCCTTTCAGGTCCACATTGTTGATGTGATACGCCCGGCCGTTGCTGTCCATCAGGACGACCACCATCCGCTCGGCTTTCAGGTGGTCGGCCAGATTGCCGTCCGGCACTGGCCCGTTCGGCGGCGGCGCCCGACGCGCCCAGTCCTTCATCTGATCGACCGGGCTGCTCTTCTCTTCCGACATCACTTCGCTCCGCTGCTGCGGCGGCGATCCTACCACCACACAGGAGAATGACCATGGCCGATACGTCGACCACCCCGACCGCTGCCCAGCTTCTGGCCCAGCGGAACGAACTCGATCGCCAAATCGCGATCGCGAACCTTGAAGGCCTCAAGGCGATCCGCGCCGCGCTGACTGCGGGCAAGTGCGCGACGCTGGCGGAAGATCTGGAAGCGCTGCTGCCGCAGATTGCCTCCGACAACACCCTCGGCACGCCTTTCCAGCAGGCCATGGCCGTCATCACTTCCATGCGCAACGTGACTGGCTTCTTCGACGGCGAGATCGCGCGCGTGGAGGCGCTGAACGCGGCTCAGGGGCCGGACGTAAATGACTGACCCCCGCAAAGCCGCCTTCGATGCCGTCCGCGCGGTTTCTCGGCCCGGCCTGTTCGACGATCCCGGAAACATCCACGCCCTCGACAATCTCCTCGACGCCTTTGGAGCACCGCGAATGCCTGCGACCACCAGCATCCCCGACGATTACTGGCCCATGCTTTCGAAGATCGAGAGCGGTGACCGCCCGTACATCAAAGCCGCTACGTCCAGCGCGTCCGGACTCTACCAGTTCATCAAGGCAACCTGGATTGGCGAAGGTGGTAAATGGGGGGCTGACAAGAATCTTGCCTTTGGAGGGCTGAAGCCGCCGGCGGACGAGCAGCTCGCCCGCGCCAAGACGTTCACCGAGAAGAACGCCGCTGCGCTGCGCGCCAAGGGAATCCCGATCAACAAGGCCTCGCTCTATGCGGCGCACTTCTTCGGCGCCGGCACTGCGGCCAAGGTGATCGGAGCCGACGTCGATGCCCGAGCCGATCTTATCGCCGGAGAGGCGGCCACGAAGGCCAATCCCTCCATTCTGAGAAACAAGACCGTGGGCCAGTTCCTAACCTGGCTGCATGGCAAAACCGGTGCATGGGCTCGCTGAGCCATTTGGGGGCGCAATGGAACACTTCTCGCTATCCGACTGGCTCACGTCGCTCGGCTATGTCCTCCTGTCGGCCGTCGCCGGCGGTCTGGGCTACGTCATGCGTGAGAACGACAAGGGCAACAAGCTGAACGGGTGGCGAGCGCTCACCGAGATCGCGGCGTCCGGTCTCGTGGGCTTTCTCGTCATGCTCCTGTGCCGCGCGATGGAGGTCGATCCACTTTATAGCGGATTCATCGTCGGCATCTTCGGGTGGCTTGGGGCGAACGTCTCGATCCGACTGCTGGAGCGCATCGTCTACGAACGCCTTGGGATCAAGCTGCGCGCCAATACCGACAAGCGCGTGGAAGCCGCCAAGGCTCAAGAGGAGGAACAGCTGTGAAATGGATTTTGAACCTGATCACACCATTCAAGTCCGAACTGCTCGCCATGGTCGGCGTCCTGGCAATCTGCGGCATTGGGGCGACCATTGCCGGCTACCTGCATATCCAGCGGCAGAACGACGAAATCGAAACTCTCGATACCCGCGTTGGCGATCTCGTCACGGCGAACAAGGGGTGGTCCGCGCGCGTCGCCGAGCAGGACCGCCTGCGGGCGCTGGAGCAGAAGAACGTCCTTCTGCTCCAAGACAAGCTCGCCCTCATCGAACAGCAGAACACAGACGCTGCCGCGCAGCTCAAGCAACTGGAGGCCGCCAATGCCGAAGTTAAGGAATATCTGTCTCGCCCTATCCCTGCTGACCTGCGCCGCCTGCTCCAAAAGCAGTGAGGTCGCCTCCGCGCCGCCGCCCCAAGCCTACCAGGGCATTCCGGCCGGACTGCTGGAGCGGTGCGTGGTGAAGGATGTCGAGCTGGCGGCGACAGGCGACATCGTCACGAGCCGTGGCATTTACAAAGAGGGCTTCGAAAAGTGCGCGGCCAAAGTCGATGCGATTCGCGCGCACGACGCCAACGCCCGCGCCCAGGCGGTGCCTCAGTAGCAGATACTGTCCAGCTCGGCGTCGAGAAGGCGGGGAATCTGGATGAAATCGCCGGCCTGCCGCGTCTTCTCCCGCAGGCGCTGAAGGACAGCCGGGAAGATGTCGAGCATCTGCGACACGTCGTCTGCTGTGGCGTCCGTTCGATCGGCCTGTGCGAGGCGATGCTCGGCAAGCCTCCTCAGGTCATCGTCCGACAAGGGGAGGGTGAGCTGGTCATTTGCCAT